GATCTCACCGGGCCGGGGCTGTTATGTCTAATCATCTACCCCTTCCAAATCTCTGCCAGGGGAGGCGGGGGGGAGACTCCTTCGCCTGGCGTGAACTCCAGCTTTCTATCCAATTCAACCTCCACCCCATTTTGAAAAACCTGAAGTAAACTTCAATTTCCTATTGACTGCCTACTCATGGAAGCCGGTTGATGCGACGGCGAGAAGCCCCGTAGTTAAACCAGAGTCCCCCGCGCCGACGCATCACCTTAACGTTCCGCGGAGACAGAAGGGATGAAAACAACAACGATGATCGCTTTTCAGCAGGTGGTGTTGCCGGGGAAATCCACACTTGGCCATTGGCATGATGTCATCCAGATGACATCTCCTCGTGAAGGCCGCGAAACCCTGGAGTATTGCGGCGATTCAACTTGCCCGCCCGCCAGGGAGTGCTAGAAGCCCCCCGGAAGGTGTTCTCCGCAGACCGGACAGAAACCGGAGGCAACACTTCCGGCACAGATTCGCACCTTGCTTAGGAGACGCGCAGAAATAACTTGGACAAAAGGAGATTTTCTGATCATCATGAATTGGGTATGATTGCATAATTCCAATCGCTTTGGAATTTGTCCGGCTTAAGATTAATCTCGGCCATTTGTGACGTGGTCACCGTGATGCCTTTGTCGTATTTCCGCTTGTCGAGAGCGGCTTTGATTTTCAAACCGGCAGCGGTCGTTGTTGCGCCGATCAATTTCACAATCACTTCAGTGCTTTCGAGCGGTCTTCCCCGCCAATTCCTGGTGATGTGACAGAACATCCGGTGTTCGATCTTGTTCCACTTGCTAGTTCCAGGAGGAAAATGGCAGACATCGATAGTCAACCTGCTCATCCCCGTGGCTCGGGATACCATGCTAACCCCCCCACGCCCAATGGAACGCGCCTCCACCGCTGCCCAGCGCCGCTTGCCTGCTTCGGAGAGACCAATCGCCATCGCTTTGAATTTTTTGCCAATTTCCGCCTCAGAGTTTCCCATGCGGATTAATTAAGCAATCTTAACTGCTTTGTCCAGGTTATTTTTGCGCGGTTCCTTAGGTCTCCGTTTCCGGCGTCATCATCTTCTATGTCCTCCAAAGTCACGCTGAGGATTTTGATCCTCTGATCCAACATGAGGGCTTGCTTTTCAAACAAGGCTGCCAGTCCGCATTCTCCGTCACAGTCTGGTAAGTCGTAGAGCGTTTGATAGTCTCGTTATTGGCCCTGGTGCGTTCCAACGCCTCACGGATGGACGCGATCCTCGCTTTGAGGCGCTCGTTCCTCCGCGCTTCACTGTCCCCTGCGTCGCCGGAAGCATCAAACAACCCGGCTACGGCCCTTTCCACCAGTTGCCGCAGCCGTTTAAGGTCTCCCTCGTCATATGCTTTGCGTAGCTCCCGAAACATTTTTCCTGCGGCATCGTGATGCTCGGCGGATACCAGGTCCGGATGACACTTTTTCGATCCTCTTCGGAAAAGGAGTTTGAGCTCATTTCGCTCATCGTCAGAAAGTTCCCATTTGGTCCGCGCTTCCGCTTCTTTCTGGATTTCCTGATCTTGTTGGAACTCGTCAAAATCACGACAGGCCTCGTCAAAGGCCGCCCGCTTTTCAGGACTGGACTTGATCTGTCGCGCCAATAAACGCATTCTGAGCTTCAAAAGCCTTCTAACGCGCTCTCCGAGTGTCTCGTTGTGCGCGGCTTGGAAACGGTGGAGGAGATGTTCTAGTTCGGCTTGTTCGGTCTCAAGGTCTGCAAATTCCCCCATCACCCCCTCCAGTTCGGCTTCGAGCATGGCAATTTCCGAATCGGAACAGAATGCGAGCCGAGTGCCGTCCGAGAGAAGTTTTTCAATCAGATTCGCCGCCTCGGAATAACGGTGATCTTCCAAAGCGCTGAGAATTGCGGCAATCTCCTGTTCTTCACGATCACTCTCAAGCCGCGATGAAGCCACAGACACGAGCTCCAGGTCACCTAGATAAAGTAGGGACTTGAGAGCGACCAAACGGTTGATGAGATGCGGGGATAGATTCAAGGCTGGCGCCATACAATCAGGCTGGCAGAAGGTGTCAAGGGGCCGCTTCGATTGAGAAGGAATCAGTGCTCGAACACCAAATCGCGCGCAGTGCCTCGATCTGCTCGAATAAATCGCGAGCTGGACATAAACTCCCCCAGTGCGTCCGCACCCCGTTCCTCCGTAACAGACAGTGCTGGTATTGGGCGAGGCGTGCCAGGGGCATGAACAAAATCCGTTCCTCGGGCCAGCCGGTTTCAGCGGCGACGGCGAACACCTGGGCGGCTAGGAAACCGGGTTCGTCGCAGGGAGGGGCTTTTTTCCAGCGAGGTCCCCCATGGTTTGGACCTGGGCCGCTTCCAGCTCACGGCTCTGTTCTTCGAGGCGTCTGAAGGCGGTCTGGAAATCGGCCGGGGTGAGGCCGCCGCAGAAGATCAGGGCAGACTCACGGAACCGCTGGTCGTCGAAGGACGCCCGCACCACATCCGGCCACGGGGCGCAGTGGGTGAAGACAAATCCCATGATGGCCGAGGTGAATTCTGGAGTGCCGTCTGCGGGCATCTCCCCCTTCACCAGCGGGTTGCCTGTGCGCAGCATCACGTCGTAGCTGGCCAGTGAGAGCGGGCGCATGGCATGGCCGCCCACCACGGTTTCAACGACATGAAAGGCGGTTGATAGAAGGCGTTGGCGGTCGGTGTCGTTCATGGGATCTTAGAGGTAGCGGAGGAACAGGTCTTCGGTTTCAGGCGTGGCATTGAGCGGCAGAAAGGCGAATTTCCCGCGACGGCTGATGCATGCGAGCGGCACGTCCTGCTTGATCTTGGTGACGAGCGACTCACGGTTCACCAGCGCGGCCTTGATGTAGGCGAACGGATGCTCGGGATTGGCGATGTGCCAGCCGTTGTCCGACCATGCCGCGATGAGTTCGGCGGTGCGGTATTTCCCGCAGGCACTCTGCGGCTCGAAAAACCAGATGACCCGCTCGCCGCGGATGCCGTCGCCGACGACGCGGACGAAGGGTTTTTCCGCAAGGGGAATGCCGACTGCTGACAGTGCGGCGGCGAGGGCCGTGTTGCTGGTGGCGGTGGATGACAGATGGGTGATGGAGGTCATTTCTTTATCTGGAGTTGGTTTGATGGATTGTTACGGACCGGTGGCCACGAAGGGATAGTGGGTGGCGGTGATGTCGATCTTCTCAAAGTCCTCATTGTTGAGGCTGCGGCTGATCTGCGTGATGATGGTGGTGCCGCCGGTGGGCGTGAGGTGGGCCGGGATCGCATTGGCCAGAACGAGGGCCGCGCCGATCTTGCCGTTGAACGCCGAGGTTTTGGGGACCAGACCGGACAGCTTCACCTCGACCTTGGATTGATAGAAAGCGATGCCTTGAATCTCTCCGCTCGTGTTGAGGACCGTTTTCTCCTGCGTGGAGTAGTCGTATGACGCGTCATACAGGATCAATCCCGATTGATCGTTCGGGATGCCCCAGTTGCCGGTTGTGCCAAGGGTCGTAGCAGCCATTTGTCCGGGGTGCGGTGTCAACCGGGTCAGACCGCCGAAACCACCGCCTCATAGCTGAGAACCGATTCCCGGCCCCGCGCCTCGTCCGGAGTGGTCACGCTCTCACGCGCTATCAGGTCATGCAGGACGAAGGTGCCCGAATCAAACGCGGACTGGATCGCCGCCTTGCCGCCGAGCAATGCAACCAGCATGCCCGCCCACAACGCGTGGGTTTCAGCGGGCGTGTCGTCCACCTGGGAGAACAAATGCACGTCGAGCTTCAGTCGGGCGGTGTGCGGCAAGCCCGGAACTAGCTTGGATTCCATGGTGTTGAGAACCACGCATGGACGAGTGCGGACTTCATCGCGTCGGGCGACGTGGACCGGCATGGCTGCCGCATCGGGGAATTCATCCGGCCTGTTGGAGTCAATCCATTCGGCCAGGAGTGAGGTGAGGCGATCTTCGATTAGATTTGGCATCTTGCCTGGTGGATGCGCGTCAACCGGTTCGCCGCAGGGAACGGTTCACCTTGTCATTGATCACCCGCAGAGAAGTTGCCAGTGCCTTGCGCAAGCGCCCTGCCGCCACTTGGAGCGCGAGTTCGATGCCGGTGTGGGTCGTGACCTGTTCGATGTAGTCCAGCTTGTTGACGAGCGTGACGGCGGGTTTGTCGCCGGTTTTCACTGTGGCCGTGCCCGGTGCCTGTTTGTGACGGGTCGCCCATTGCACGGCGCCGCGCACCCGCCCACCGATGGCCTTGGCAGCGTTGATCCACGAGCCTTTGGCGAACCCCACACGCTTTTGGATTTTGGCGATGTAGGTGTTGAGCGCCTTCGGACTGGTGACGATCTGGGCCGGTGTCTTGCGTTTCACGTTGGCGTTCGTCCCCGTCCGGCTTTGTTGGTGGAGCTTCGGGTCGAGTCGGCCTACCGGCAGATCCTTCCACGGTGAATTCGATGACTGGAGTGTCTTTTCCGCCCGGGAGAACCGCCGGTTCTTGATGTCCGCCCAGAATCTATCAGCAGCGGCGGGATCTCCGGGCTTGGTTTTCTCGAACGCATCGGATGGCAAGGCGAACACCTTGATGATGTCGCCGGCCACGGCCTTTTCGCCGCGCTTCTTCGCCTTCTCCGAAAACCCGAACGGTCGCGTGTTGCGTGCCAGTTCAACCGCCATGCCACGCGCTTCCTGCTTCACCAGTGACTCCAGCGTGCGGCCCACTTTCTCAGGATAGCGGTGGAGCAGGCGTGCAACGTCGCTGCCGCCATTGAGCTTCGCCGTGAACTTGATGCCGTCACTCATCGGTGCTGGATAGGCTGAGTGTTAGAAGTGGGGAGCGTGAATGGCCGGATACCTGAGAGATGCGGTATTCCGTGCCGTCCACCTCGATGCGCTCGCCGAACTTCGGCAGGGTGTCGGGAAACGCCGCCTTGGGCACCCGCAGGCTGAGGTCGGGCGTTTCCACAAAGCCACCCATGTCGATCTGCTGTTTGGTATTCACCCGGCTGACGAGAACGATCAGGGCAATGCCCTTCCACCGCGCTTTCACCCCGTGTTCATCGAGCAACTGGCGAAGGTCTGATAGAATTTCCGATTCAAGTCCCATGCCGGTGTGGTGTTGTCAAAATGAAGCACCCCCTCCGATTGCCCGGAGAGGGTGCCCACGAACCCCGCTATGCCAATGCAGGAAATGTTAGGAATACTCGCCAGCCACCAGGTTGATGCGGCAGGCAGTGGTGCCGTCGAGTTCGATCAGGGCCGGACCTTCCAGCACCACGAACACGGTGGGCGCATTGGCTTCCTTGGTGGCCGCGCCGACCGGAATCTGCGCCTTGGAGGCCATCAGGTGAACCAGGTCGCCAGGGGCCAGGGCTAGGCCGAGGTTGGCAGTGAGCGTGATCGACACCCCGGCTTGCACCGAAGTCACCACGCCGCGCACACCGGTTCCGGTGGCTAACGAGAACAGCACGACCACATCGTTCGCCGCCACCCCGGTGTAGGGCACGCAGTTCACCACGGCCTGGTTGGAGGCGCTGGTGGCGGTGACGACCGTGGATGTGGTCGGTGCCTTGAAGGTGAGCAATGAAGCCGCCTTGTCTGAGGTGGCATTCACATACTGGACGCGGACGCGGTCGCGGCCACCGGCTGGAATGACGACGTGGCTGAGGGTGGATCCGGCATTGCCGGTTTGGCTGAATGGAAGCATGGCTATGATTGTTAGGTTAGAGGTTGGTTGGGGTTGGCTCACGGTTTGACGATGCGCTTGAGGGCATCGGTCTTGGCGGCCACGAAGCCGTAGAGGCATTCGAGCGTGACGAACACCCGGTTGGCGCGGGTATCGGTGAAGCGCAGGTAGCCGAAGGTCATGCCGGTCTGCGGGTCGGTGACGGCACCTGCCTGCTGGTAATCGGCCACCGGCTGGAGGTAACGCATGGCCACCGCCACCGCACTGGCATGGGCGGCGAAGCCCACGAGCTTTTCCGCATGGTCGGACGGGATGATCGTCGTCTCGTGGAGGTTGAAACCGGCGAGTCGTTTCACCATGCCTTCGGTGACGGCCGGGGCGTTGAGGTTCAGGTTGAAACTCTTGGCCACCACGTCGTCGGCCAACAGGTTGGTGTAGTAACCCGAGTCCAACACCAGCGAGCGCGGATTGGGCGGCATCTTGGCGTTGCCGCAAACTTCCCGGATGCCGAGCACCTTCTTGTAGTCGAAAGAGGTGGCGGCGAGCGCCGGGATGCCGGGCGCGCCATAGGTGGCGGCGGTTACCACCGAGAGGATGTCCACCAGCACGTCTTGCGCGAGTTGTTGGGCTGCGGCTTCAACCAGGGTTTCCAGCGTGTTGAGTGCGGTTTCCGCATTCTCGCGAGCCGTGACATGGACGGTCTTGAACTTGTGGCGGTTGAGCACGACCGG